ATCAACTACTTTACCAGTCTTACCATATTTCAAAACTCTTTCAATATTGGCTGTTGGTTTGGTTGGAGTTAAATTGAAGCACTTATCCATTTTAATCCTGTAATTTCTATTAGCGTTTGTCTTCGTAGTATACGGGGAACTAAACACTAAATTACCATATATACTATAATCGTGGTATCGTAATATATCTCTAATATCTAGAGGTTGCGCGCCATCGACGCTTTCAGCAATAATAATGCGCATCTGATTATATTCATCAGTTGTACTCTTTTGAAGATTAATATTAAATCTTTGGGCCATCAAAGTAACGGAATTTCCTATTCTGGCTGGGTCTCCGTAATCAGACCCGTCTTCTGCTCCGATGCTACCGGCCATAAATTGACCGGCTTCGAACCAAGTGGTTGTTAAAGCGTTATTGGTATCTTTAAAATTCAATTGTTTATTTTCAATTGTTTTGAACACAAAGTTCTCTAAATCTTTAATTCTTCGAGTTTGTTTTTTGTCTATCGACGTTTTCGCTTTTCTTTTTACCATTATGATATAACTGGATATTTTAATTATTTGTAGTGCTCTTTTTTAAGTCAGTGCCTTTTTTTAAGTTAGTTCACTTTTTTCCGTTTTAAGAAAGACGAAGAAAGTTTTCCAAATGATTAAGGAGCCTTAACATCCGGCCCACCTCTTCCCGTCCAACAAAGTGGGGACGTGAACAGTTGGCTCCGAATGATTAAGACTTACTCCTCCTCCTGGATTACCGGAGGGATGTAGGGTTTTAATGTATAACTAGAATCTATTATCCATATCTTCCACCTATCAGCTGATACCAGTGATAAATTTGGAAGTGTATTAGTAAAGACAAATACTCGAGGTCTATCAAACCTTCTTTTTTTAGCGGAATAACGCTTATCGTAGGCTACGCCATTCTTTATTACTTCTATACCAGAATAAAAGTCTCCCAACCTATCTTTTTTCATACCTCTCGGCATATCAACGATATATGACTTTTTGATTGGACGGCTACATACCCATTGGAATATGTCGTCCATCATTCTGAATGGAGGAACTTCCTCAGATAAACCTAAATACTCCATGTACTCGCTCAAAATGCTTTTTCCACAGTTTCCTGTTGTATCATAAACTAGGTCTATTGTACGCATACAAAAATTCTGCGATTTTTCAATAATGCTTTGTTGATATGGACGGAGTGTATAACCCTTAAATAATTTTAATTGTTTGGTTTCCACTTTAATCTCGTCTGTATCGGCATAAGGACCTTCTACCCTAGTATCTCTTTTTAAAACATAAAAGGCAACTTTTTTACTTTCGTTGCTTGTTGTCGGCTCACAATACATTGGAGCAAGCGACTTCTCACTATTAAATAACTTAATGAGTTCTGGTTTCCTTCTTTTTTTACATAAAGAAATCCTACCTTGTAAGTGGGTATAACCACTATCTCCTTTTTCTATCTGAAAAGTATACTTCTTGGCTATGCCTTCGAACCACTTTCTAACGCTTTCTATCTTGTTGGGAAAGATTTTATCATCATAAGTGTGTCTAATTTCATAAACAAAACAAGGGGTAGTATATTTATTCGACATTATAATATTACTTAACATAATATTTTTCTCAATTTAAAATAATACTACAATAAAGGATCATATTAAATCTCGGGGATTGAGGCGCTTCGCTGGAAGAACACTCAATCCCGTACTATATATATATATTTAACTAATTGGAACAATTGGAACATTTTACTTTTTTTCCTAAAGGATCAGAAAATTAAGCATCTTTATAAGTTGAACGGACGGCGTAATCCATAAATGGATGGGCGACAGCAGTGCTATCGCTAATCATAAATACATTTACACAATGATTAGTTGGGAATGATACTCCCACACCTGGGTAATCAACTACTTTACCAGTCTTACCATATTTCAAAACTCTTTCAATATTGGCTGTTGGTTTGGTTGGAGTTAAATTGAAGCACTTATCCATTTTAATCCTGTAATTTCTATTAGCGTTTGTCTTCGTA